TGGATGACTGCATTGTAGGTGTGGGCTTGTCTGCGTCCGGCGACGAAGTCCTAGTTTACGATGGCCGAAAAGTTGAGGAACACATCTCGGTCACAACGATACTGGCTAAAGTGCAGGCAGCAGGCCAACAGGATCACTCACCGCTATTCGTTTTCTTTGACGAGGATGTTCGTGGAGAAGTCATCGACGCAATCAGAGAGCCTGAACACTATCACTGACGTCACCGAGTTTGAGTCTCATATCCCTTATATGGGTTTGAACATTGGTGATCTGACGGTGCAGCAAGAAAAGCTCGTGATGTTGGTACTCAGTGGTATGACCATCGCCGCCGCAGGTCGCGGGGCGGGGTATGCCAGTTCGACTGCGGTATATGACGCGCTCAAGCGGCCTCGTGTGAAACAAGCGATGGATTACTTTCGCAAGCAGATGCGTGAAGACGTCAAGTTCACTCGTGCCAATGCTCATGTCATGTACATGGATGCTTACACCGCATCGGCCACAGCTACCGAGATGAAGAACACGGTAGACAGTCTGGTCAAGTTACATGGCCTGACCGCTCCAGAGAACGCAACTCAAGTAAACATAAACATAGATGCCACGCCCAAGCAGTTGGAGCGTATGTCAGATGAAGAGTTGTTGAAGATCGCAGGTAAGGACACCGCGTATCTGGAGCCTAGCTCTGATGCATGACGTCCCAATGCAGGAGTGTAAGCGGTGCAAGAACCTGCACCCCGAGACTTTGTATTCAGGGCGCGACGGTTTTTGTGTGTATTGCAAAGCGGATGAGGTTGAAGCGATACCCGCTGCCGCACCACCAGTAGAAGAAGAGCAGGTTGCTCAGTCTGTAGAGGAGAAAGCCAAAGCAGAGTTAGCGCTCCGGTTTCTGACACGCAAGCGATTGCTGCCATTTGTTGAGCGCTTTAGCCCCGATTACCAAGCAGGGTGGGTGCATAAAGATGTCTGTAGACGACTTGAAGAGTTCAGTAAAAAAGTTGTGGCAAAAGAGTCGCCTCGACTCATGCTTTTCTTACCTCCGCGACACGGCAAGTCAACTTTGGCGAGCATCGCGTTTCCGGCTTGGCACCTTGGCAGGAACCCACAGCACGAGTTTATTTCGTGTTCGTACTCGGGTTCGCTTGCTATGGGATTCAGTCGAAAGGTTCGTGGACTTCTTAGAGAGCCAAGCTACAAAACAGCTTTCCAAACTCGTCTCGATCCAGAGTCGCAGTCTGCGGAGGCTTGGCTTACTACTAACGGCGGTGGCTTCGTTGCTGCTGGTGTTGGTGGTGGTATCACAGGTAAGGGCGCTCATGTTCTCGTGATCGATGATCCAGTAAAGAACCGTGAAGATGCCGAAAGCCAAAACAACAGAGACGCAAACTGGGACTGGTACACCTCAACGGCTTATACCCGTTTGGCTCCAGGTGGTGGCGTGTTGGTTATTCTTACTCGTTGGCACGATGACGATCTTGCGGGTCGCTTATTAAAGGCGACGGGTGAAGGTGGCGATGATTGGGAAGTGGTGCGCTATCCGGCCATCGCTGAAGACGATGAAGAGTTTCGTGAGGCCGGTGAGCCTTTGCATCCAGAGCGCTATGACTTTGATTCGCTTGAGCGCATCCGACGAGCAGTCGGGCCACGGGATTGGTCGGCACTGTATCAGCAGAATCCGGTTGCCGATGACGGTGACTACTTTACTCGGCAGATGATCCAGTACTACGAGCCTGAAGAAGTGGACTTAGATGAGATGCGTTATTACTGCGCATGGGACTTAGCGATTGGAAAGAATGACCGTAACGACTATTCAGTCGGGATGGTGATCGGTGTCAACGATATGGACGAGTTGTTCATTGTTGATGTGGTGCGGGGCCGGTTTGACGGCTTCGAGATTGTTGAACGGATTCTGGATCTTTACGAAGAGTGGAAACCGTCAATGATCGGCATAGAGAAGGGTCATATTGAGATGGCCCTAGGCCCGTTCTTGGAGAAACGTATTCGAGAGCGCGGGTTGTACGAGGCATACATAAAGGACTTAAAGACAGGACGTCGGGATAAAGAGGCACGAGCGCGTGCCATTCAAGGTCGTATGCAACAGGGCATGGTGTATTTCCCACGCGATGCCATTTTTTCTGGGCCGCTGGTAGCAGAGATGCTGCGTTTTCCAAACGGGTTACACGATGACCAAGTGGACGCGCTGGCATGTCTGGGTCTGATGATGACCGAGTTCGCTTCCTATCAGGCTCCTGTCTACAAAGAACCTTCTTGGCGTGATCGGCTCGACTACCTGACAGCTACGCCCAAATCTAAATCAGCAATGAGTGCCTAGCTATGGCCCACCATAAAGAAATGAAAAACCTAACTCCGTCTGAAGAGATGGAGATTGCCAGCACACAGTACGACCGCTATGTGCGTGCGCGTGATAACGGGCACCTTGAATACATCAACATGGCGAAGAAGTGTGATGCGTTCTATCAGGGTGAGCAGTGGGATCTGTCTGACGTATCGATGCTGGATTCTGAAGGGCGTCCGGCGCTGACGATCAACACGATTCTGCCAACGATCAATACTGTGTTGGGTGAGCAGTCTACCCGCCGTGCGGACATTCAGTTCAAGCCTCGCCGTGGCGGCGATGAAGAGGTCGCGCATACGCTGAACAAGCTGTACATGCAGATTGCCGACAACAATAAGTTGGATTGGGTAGAGCAGCAGGTATTCAGCGACGGTCTGATTATGGATGGTCGCGGATACTTTGACGTGCGCATGGACTTTAGTGACCACGTTGAAGGTGAGATACGTATCACGGCAAAAGACCCGCTGGATATTTTGTTAGATCCAGATGCTAAGGACTATGACCCCAAGACATGGAACGAGATCTTCGAGACCAAGTGGATGACGCTTGATGACATCGAAGAGATGTACGGCGAAGACAAGGCAGAAGAACTGCAGTTTATTGCTGAGAACGGCAACTCGTTTGGCCGTGACTCGGTTGAGTATGAAGAGACGCGGTACGGTGACACTGAGTCGATGGACGACTACCTGCATTCGGCAGGGTACAACGACGATGACTATCGCAACGTAAAGTCGCTGCGCGTCATTGAGCGGCAGCATAAGAAGATCACTCGTGTGCAGTGCTACGTTGACCCGGATACAGGTGATCAGCGTCCGGTGCCGGAAGCATGGAACGAGCGTAAGGCGAAGTCGTTTGCCAAGAAGTACGGGCTTTCGATGATCAGCAAGATGCAGAAGAAGGTTCGCTGGACAGTGACCTGCGACAAAGTGGTCTTGCACGATGACTGGTCGCCCTATGCTGGCTTTACGATTGTTCCTTACTTTGCGTATTTCCGCCGTGGCCGTCCGTTTGGCATGGTGCGAAACCTGCTTTCTCCGCAGGAGCAGCTGAACAAGATCAGCAGTCAGGAGCTACACATTGTGAACACCACCGCCAACAGTGGTTGGATGGTGGAGTCTGGGTCTTTGGTGGGTATGACACCGGATGACTTGGAAGAGCATGGTGCAGAGACGGGTCTGGTTATTGAGTATGCGCGTGGCACAAACCCGCCATCTAAGATTCAGGCAAACACTATTCCTACCGGCCTAGACCGCATCGGACAGAAAGCTGCGGCAAACATTCAGGCGATCAGTGGCATCAACGAATCGATGCTAGGTACTGACAGTGCCGAGGTATCGGGTATTGCGATCCGTGCCAAGCAGAACCGTGGCGCGATCATGATTCAGGTGCCGCTGGATAACTTGCGTAAGACCCGTCACTACTTGGCTGAAAAGATGCTGGAGTTGATTCAGACCTTTTATAGCGAGACTCGTGTCATTCAAGTGACCAATGACGAAGATCCGCTAAAGCCGCGTGAGCCAATGGTGATCAACGAGATGACGCCGGAAGGCACGATTATCAACGATTTAACCTTGGGTGAGTACGACGTAGTCGTTGCCACGGCTCCTGCTCGTGATTCATTCGACGAGGTGCAGTTCGCAGAAGCGCTAAACCTGCGACAAGTCGGCGTTGCGATCCCCGATGACGCGATCATTGAGTACTCGCACCTTGCTAAGAAGGGTGAGCTTGCCAAGCGTATCCGCATGATGACTGGTATTGAGAAGTCACCAGAGCAGATGGAGGCCGCGATGATGGTTCAGCAGATGCAAATGCAAGAAGCGCAGCTTGAACTGGCGAAACTGGAGGCCGAGGTACAGAAACTTGGCTCTGAAGCAGCTGTCAATGTAGCGAAAGCTCAGACCACGGCGGCTGGGCCAGACATCCAGATCGCTGAACTGCAAGGAAAGATCGAAATGAAGATGCAAGAACTGCAACTTCGTAGAGAGCTTGCTGATCTGACAAACGAAGTCAGGACAAATCAGCAACAAACCGCAGCCGCTGCACGAATTGCTGCCACAGCAATGCAGACCGGTGCGAAAACAAGTAATGCCCAATAGGAGTTATTAATGGCTGAGCAACAGGAAGATGTGAACTTTGATGTAATGCCTGGGGCTGATGCACCTGAACCGGTGCAAGAGAAGCTCGACTTAAATTTTGGCCTCGGTGAAGAGCCAGAAGAAGAGGAAGATGCCGAAGAAGTCGAAGAGACGGAAGCGGTAGCCGAAGCGGAGCCGGAAGAAGAGGTAGCAGAAGAAGCCGATGAAGACGACGAAGAGGAATCGGCTGAACCGGATACTGAAGAAGAAGAATCTACCGCTGAAGCGCCCGAAGAAGTTACCCCCGAACCCGAACCCGTAGAGGAAACGCCTAAAAAAGCCAAGATGGTGCCCAAGTCACGGCTTGACGAGGTACTGGCAAAGCAGAAAGCACTGCAAAAGCAGCTGGATGACATGAAAGCTGCCCAAGAAGTGCAGGAAAATGCGCCCGACGACTACGATTTTGCGGCAAAAGAGGTCGAATACCAGACTTTGGTGCTCGATGGCGAGTCAGACAAGGCTGCGGCACTGCGTCAAGAGATGCGAAAAGCCGAAAAAGAGCAGATGGCCTATGAAATGCGCCAAGAAATGACGCAAACCGTGGCCCAAAGCCAGCAAGCAACCGCTTTACAGACCGCAGCAGCTGACTTAGAGGCTAATTTCCCGGTATTTGATCAGAATTCCGAGGTCTACAACGCCGAATACACCCAAGAAGTCATTGATTTGCGTGATGCGTTCATAACACAGGGTTTCGGAGCGGTAGACGCGCTGTCAAAAGCAGCCAATTTCGTAATTAAGAGCAACGATTTGGCCGAAACCACGTTAGACACAGAGTCTGCACTGGCTTCAACCAAGGCGCCTACAGGTAATGCAGACGAAGTAGCCAAAAAACGGGCACAAGTAAGCAAAAAGCTGAAGGCGGCAGAAGCTCAACCACCCGAACTGCCCGGAGAAAGCTCCGCAAACCGTGGTGAGAAGACATTAGACGTAGCTTCAATGACTGAAGAAGAGTTTTCAGCGCTACCGGAGGCCACATTGAAGCGGCTTCGGGGCGATATTCTGTAGGTTTGCTATGGCACACGAAAATAGAAGGGCTGCGCTGCTGAAAAAACACGGGTTGAAGGGGGTAAATAAGCCAAAACGTACCCCCAGCCACCCGACTAAGTCACATATGGTGCTTGCAGCAGTCGGCCACGAAATGAAGTTGATCAGATTTGGGCAGCAAGGTGTGCGCGGTGCGGGTAAAAACCCGAAAACCGCCAAGGATAAGGCGCGTAAGAAGAGCTATTACGCCCGCCACAACGCACAAGACGCTAAGCCATCAAAACTCAGCGCTCGGTACTGGTCGCACCGCGTCAAATGGTAAGAAAAAAGTTTGCAGAATCGTATACTTAGTACTATTCTCCAAAAAACGTCCATCTAAACGATATTAGATCGTGCCGTACACGTTAAACCCGTACACCGCCTGTAAAGGCG